GATATAATAGTTGCTCTTGTTGTTACAGCATTAGTTAAATCTGAATTCCATTCAAAACACTCACCATTAAATATTAAACAAATAGCTGTGCTACCTAAATTATCTATAGACCACATACCAGGCTCTGCAACTTTATCTGTAGAGGTTGCTGCTTGACCCCATCCAGAGTGACCGCTATAATTAGTAACAGTTGCACCCGTGCTGTGAGCAGCTCTTGTTGTTCCTCGAACAGCTCTAGTAATTCCAGTAAAACTTGTAGAAGTAATACCTGTGTAAGATATTTCTTCAGTACCTACTTGTATAAAATTTGTACCAGAACTTGGAAAACCCGTGGTACTTGCTACGTTAATTGTAGTTCCTGATCCACCAGTTCCAAACGCATCATTATTTAATCCACCATTTAATGTAGTAGTTTGTGGGTTTGTAGTTGTACCACCCCATTGAGATATACCATAACCAAAAACTCCAACCTGATCGGGTGGACCTACATGGTAGTATTGAAAATAAGTTATACCTCCAGAAGTAGTTGCTCCTGCTCCGCTTTCATTACTTGGCATTGTAATAGTAAGAGTTGTTCCTGTTGGTATTGAGGTTACCATAAATTTTTTGTCACAAAAATCAGAAGCTCCAAAATTAGATCCCGTAATAGCACTAAATGTACTTGTGTCACCAAACAAAATAATATCACCAGTTTCAAAACCATGAGCAACAGAAAATGTTAATGTAACTTCTGGTTGTCCATTGGTTGTGCTAAAAGCATTTGTAATAGCTGTACCCAATGGATTAACTAAAGGGTGGATGTCGTAATACACATCTCCTGTGTATGCATATAAAATTCTGTTAGTGCCAATAAGAGAGTATTTAATACCTGTTTTACTAACCATGTGATGCAAACCTCTGGCTGCACCTGTTAATTTACTATCACCTAATTGATTCCAACCACCTATTTTTTCGGGTGTACCATATCTAAAACGTACATTTTCTCCACCTGTCCACTGAGATTCAGCGCCGGTAGATGTAACTTGTTTATTGAATCCTGGTAAAAAACCTAATTTTTGTAGCATAGCACGTCATTATATCTGCTTTTTATTTGTATATCAATTATTTAAAACTAGGTGTTTTTATACCAGGTAGCCACAACATACCTTGTATTTTTCTCAACCTTGTTGACTCCATGCTTATAAAAAACACCATTAAAAAATAAACCCCTTCCTAAAACAGGTTTAATAGTTGTGGTATCTTCATAGTAAGTTTGACCACCTTCAAAATCTTCATTTAAATAAACTATTGAAGCTAGAGTTGTCTCACTACTTGTTAAATCAAAATGTAAATTTTGTTTAGAATTTACAGGCCACTTTACTAATTCAAACCAATCAATTTGACAATGAAATAACTTTGAAGTTTCTTCAAGTTTTTCTACTAAAAAATTAATTTTAGGGTTATTTTTATTTAGTTTAAGAGGGTAAACATCACGAAAAAGAAAAGATTTTTTTTCATTTGATTTGTAAAACTTAATCAAAAACTCACATTCTTTTTTTGACAAAAAATTATCAATTATTAAAGTATGCATGTATTAATATACCCAAGAAACATAAGAATATCTTGTTCCTTTTTTTACTGGATCTACTCTATGAGGGTATAAAAAATTAGAAGGAAAAATTAATAAGTCTCCTGTCAAAAGTTTAATTTTTTTATTTTTAAACATTACAAATTCTCCTCCTTCGTAGTTTTCATTTAAAACTCCAACAATACTTAAAATAGGTACACCTTTTACTTGACCATCAAACAATGAATATATGTGATCACAATGTTCTGCCATTTTTTTATTTTTTGAATAACGATTAAATCTTATTTTTGAATAACCTTGCCAACTATTAAACCAATTAAATTTATAATCTTTTATATAACTATCAATTGCTAACCATAATTTTCCCATAATAATTTTTGAATCTATACCGTCATTATGCGTATTTGTTGATACATCTAATTCTTGTTTTCCAGAAATATTTTTAACCTTGTCAGTATTTACATTATAAAATGTATGTTGTTGCCATTGTAATTTTTTAATTTCTTTTATGGTTTTATTGCAAATGTTTTTATTTAAAAAGTTAGGTATTCTTTTTACATAGAAATCTAAATTTTTTTTCATAATTAATCTAATATAAGTTCTGTTAAATCATGATTACTACCGACAGTTCCTTTAATAAAAACATTAAAAGATAAACTTATTCTAGTATTCTCACCTTGTTTAGTTTCAACCATATGGGTTAAAGAAGATGGAAACAAAAAAATATCTCCTGTTGTTACTGGAAACCACCATGATTCAGAATTAAATAAATTAAAATTTTTAACTTCAGGTTTTATAGTTTTATGTGTTTCATTAAAAAACGTAATTTTATCTAATGTTTTATGACAATTAATATAAAACACTCCCGATATAATTGAATTAGAATGCGAGTGTTTATGGTGATACTGATCTTTTTCAGTATAGTTCACCCAAGACTGTGTAATGTAAGGTTCAATATTATTTTTAGATGATATTATTTTTTCAAAATAATCTTTTACTCTTAGCTCTAATTCTTTTTTTAATTTTTTAAATGGTTTTTCATTTAAAATATAATTATTAGCAGATGTAGTATTACCTGAATTTTTTATAAATATCTTTTTATTTTTTTCTACAAATTTTAATTCTAATGATGTTAATTTTCTACCTAATTCAGATGTATAAACAGGTGTTGGAAATATTCCAACAATTTGTGCTTCTTTCATTTTTCTAATTATACCACTAATTCTTGCTTCTTTCATTAATACTCTATTAGAGTATTTTAATCAGTTTGTAAAGTCCAAGATGTTGTTTCTTCGTCCCATAAATATAAATCAGCCAGTGTATTACCGTTAAATTCATCGACAAGATTTGTTGTATAAGTTATAGGATAAGCAATAGGAGGATTATATTTACCTTTTGATTCATCTAATACCCAAGAATCAAATGGTTTAGGTTCTATAAAACCATCTAGTGTTTCATCATAAGTAAAACCTGCTCCTGCATAGTTTAATCTAAAAGGTGTACCACCTAATTTATGTTCTCCATGCGATGTATTGTATGAAGTTCTTTTACAAGTTTGTTTACGAAAATTACCATAGTGTTGTTCCCAATCAATACCGTCTTCATTTTCTTCCTTACCAACGATAACTTCGGTTACTATATTATTCTCATCTAAAAATGCGTAATGTGCCATATTATATATTATTTAATTCCATTGTACTAAACCCGTTCCAGCAGTAATAGATGAAACTTTAAATCCACCTGCTGCACCTGGAGTTGAAATAGTTAAACCACCACCAGGATTTGAAATAGTAAGTGTATCTGAATATTTTACAATAACAATTCCAGAACCACCGTTTCCTCCTTGGTTAGGTCCACCACCAGGTCCATCACTACTACCGCCGCCACCGCCGGCTCCAAGATTAGCTGCTCCAGCTGTTCCCTGTGCAGGAGCTCCATTACCACCGGGTCCTCCAGTACCACCGCCACCAGAAGGGGATGAGCCACCATATGCTCCACCGCCACCTCCAGCTCTTGTAACTGGGGATCCTGTTATAGAATTTGCTTCACCTGCTCCACCATTACCACCTGCGTGAGGATTAGAAGATGGGTTACCAGCTCCACCGGCACCACCTGCTCCACCTCCACCACCAGCTCCGCTGTTTGCACCACCAGCTCCACCGGCATTTCCTTGTCCGGAAATACCTGTTCCAACGTTATTGTCTGATTGACCACCACCAGAACCACCGTTTCCGGCTAGAGGATTAAAAGAAGCAAAACCACCTCTTCCTCCAGTAGTAGCTTCAATAGTAGCTAAAATTGAATTACCTCCTCCAAGAGGAGAAGCACCACTTCCTGCTGAACCGGCACCACCTGCTCCTACCGTAACTGTGTAGGGATCACCTGCAAATAATTCATAACCTGAAGCCGATAGATGTCCACCAGCTCCGCCACCACCTGCTGTACGAGAGTTAAAAGCTGCACCACCACATCCACCACCAGCGATTACTAAATATTGTAATGATATAACAGTTTTTCCTCCTCCAGCACCAAATCCTAAGACTTGATAACCAAAAGATTTACCTTTTTTTCTTTGGATATTTTTTGTGTTCTTACCTGA